CCAGGAGCAGCACAATTCTCAACTGTATAGTAATAGTTAACTGGTCCACCACCTACACAACCTGCACAATCAATATAAACGGTTGCAATGGTATCAGTAGGAACCTGAAAACTAGTACCCATAATACGCCAACATCCAGGTAATGCGGTAAGTCCTACAGTATCACCTATATTAAGCGGTGCGGTAGTACTTACGGTTATTTGTGGAGCCTGTGTAATGGGACATGTATCGGTGTACTGCTCTACAAAGTAAATGTAGTCAGAGGGTGCACCACCAGTACAGGTAGGACAATCTAGGTATTCTTGTTGAAAGACCTCGGTCCAAATTGTACTTGCACTAGGTCCTAACACAACCCAACAATCATTCTTACCTTGTACACGAATGTAGTCACCAGCCTGAAGAGGTACACTACTCTGCATAACCACAGGCGGAAGGGAAACGGTTATGCAATTGGTTTGAGCTATTTCATAATAGCTATAACTTGCAGGTGGCGGTCCTACAGGAGCTGGTACATAGTCAAGAAGTTTAATTAGTTGTACCTTAACTGGCTCCTTACTACCTATAGGTGCATCTATAATCTTTTCAGGTATATAGTAAACACCGTCTATAAAGATAACATCATCAAAGGAGAATTCCTGTAGATCAACTGAGTTAAGAACTATATGACATGTTACACGACGTGCAAATTTATTGTAGAGTGAGCCTATGTAATTACTCCAATACCGCTCAAATAGGCTCTGTCCTGCCAATCCATTATAACCTGCTACAGCGGTACCATAATAGGCAAACCACCTGTCCCAGTTAATGTTAAGACCATTGGTAAGCGGACCACCTGGAGTACCACCTTCTTGGTAACTTACCTGTGGATAGTTTAACTGTGGAAATGTAGTTACACCATCGGTCATATACCAGGTATGTCCTGGTACTGGCTGCAGTCCATTATAGAAAAGAATTCGTGTAACTGGCTTAATAGGTAAGTGTACAGTTTGGCCACCTTCAGTATCGTGGGTATGTGGTTGCGGAATGATCCATGAACTTGTATTAGCTTCTCCCTCTACTTGAATTGTAGGAGTAGGAGCAAAGCCTACTGTTACCTCGCGGCTATCAGCAAGCAGTTCATTACCGCTATCAAAGATTAACTCACCATACACCTGCTTATAGGCATCCTGGTTGTACTTGTTAAGCCAGTCTTCGTCTTCGCTAAACTTAAACACAATCTCATCGGTTTGAGTAAAGAAAAGTGGTTCAATTTGAAAGTCTTTGGTTCTGTCAACCTTAGAACTCCAATCATATACCTGACCACTGGCTATATAACTAATCCAAGGTTCAATGATAAAGTTATTTGGATTGTCTTTATCAGGAGCCATTACACAGCGGAAGAGTTTAAGTAGATCACGGAGAAAGTCTAACTGCTTATATTCGCAGTCAAGTAGGAATGAAGGATCTATTTGTCCAGGTGCACCATTACATGTAAAACTTGCATCAGTAATAGAGCTACCAAAAGCCGTGTTTGCACTCCACTGTACGTACATTTGTACATAATCACCAGGGGCAAGAATTGCTGTGTACAGTGCAGTACCTACTCCGTTAGTAACACAAACACCTTGTTGTACTAAGGCACCGTTAACATAAATACTTACACAACCAAAGGCTGGTCCTGTAAAAGGATTGGCCACTGCATTTACCAGTCCAGTTGCAGTAAAGGCATATGTACCAGCTATAGGAGCTTCATAAGCAAATGCTGGTGCAGGAAACGGAGAAGGATTAAAGTTATTATTGGGATCATACACTTCGTTATAGACAGGTACCTGCATAAACTGCGTACCTGTGTAACCATAGACCCCAGGAAAAGTAACTTGGCAAAGATTTGCTGTTTGATCCGTTTGTGCATAAATGCTACTATCGTTGCCCCAAGCCGATACGTACATTTTCTTAAAGAATAGACTAGAGAAAAATGAGCTACTATATGTATAGGGTGTCTGCGCAAAGATCATATCAATAACAGCCTTAGCACGAATCATTGGCTTAAATCGCTCAGGTGTTAGCGGATGGCTATTTTGTGTAAAGCGGTTTGTACCTATAGTACGCATTTGACTCTCCTGTGCAACTCCACTACCATTGTAGGTATTACCATGATCCACTAAGGGATAAAGTATATCACCAGCAAATAAGCCACCTATTCCACTGGGTCCTTGTGGAAATGCCTGCCAACTCTGGACAATACTAGTGTAATTAAGGATATGAGAGTAACCGCTACCGTCTAGTTGACAGAGGGTCTTTTCACCAATTAGGGATGAGAAATCACGGGTCTCTCCTAGGAACAGGAGTTCATAATCAATCCTGTCCTGCTCCCCATTAACATAAATGTTTTGTAAGCGGATATGACCAGCACGGAAAAACGCACCGCCTACCTCAATCTCTGCAGGTACCTTAACCGTTACATCATAGTCAATACCTTCAATAAGAAAAGCATTGGCAAAGAATTCGTTATTCCTAGTAGTAGAGGGTACACGAAAGACACGAGAGAATGTACTCTTTGCATCTGTACTTGTAATATCCTCAATACTAAAGTTTAGTTTTACCGGTTCGGTATCATAGAGATCAACATAGTAGGGTGTACCGCTTTGATCATATACTCTTAAATTAACCATTATCCTCGTTGACTTTTTAGATTGTATGCAGTCTTAAATTGGAGTTCATATTGGAACATCTTATCCTTACGAACAGTCTTCTCTACATAACTAGTGTTAAGTAGAGTAACACTAACAAATCCGTTACCCAAGTTTGCGCGAACGTCTGGGCTAATAAAAAGATTCTCAAGATAAGCTGCTTCATAATCGGATAACCAATTTGTTCTTACAGTATATTTATTCGTTAGCTGTTGAGAGAAAGTCCTGTACCCACGTGCACCAGCCAAGGGATTAACTGTTGCACCGTTATAGTCAATAGAGCTTTGTAAGTAGTCATTGCGCTGAATTCCTATCTCACGATCATGGCGTTTAGCAAATGTCCAGTAGTCACGGAACCCAAATGAGTTCATCCAACTTAGCTGAATAGGTTCAAAGTCATTACACTCACCAGGAGTAATTCTCACTAGGAGCGGAGTAAACACAGGATCATCGGCAATACCACCTGTAGGTCCACTTCCAGCATTCCACAATTGCGTCTCTACTTGCCACTGACTAGTTGTGGTATTCCACACCAGGCCACTTACGCCACATGTAGAGTCAGTAGAGACATGTAGAGTAACCCAGTAGTATGCAGCATTAGCCAGGTTGGGTAACTGCGCTGCGATCTCAGATCCTAGTGGACCACATGGAAGTGTTAGTGCCCAGTAGGGATCAATGACAGCAGAGTTTTGACCTATTGTGGTATCAGGTCCACCGCCTAGTGATTGTAGGTTATAGATAAAGGCATCGTCTAATTGTACACCAGCTGCATCAAAACTTGTAACCCATGCACCTATAATATTATTGGCAGTGGCTACACCATTCTTCATTGGCTCCTGGATAAATGAAACAGAGTATGCATCAGTTAGGCGTAGGTCTTGTACAACGGTAGGTACGTTACCACTGATCCTAGCAGGTTTGGTTTCAGGTAAACTTCCACTACCTTGGATCGCCTGCCAATCGGAGAGCAGTAGGCCGCGGGTATCAACAATTGTACATACACCACTTTCACTAATAGTGTAACGGTAAAGTAGTTGATCTTGCCATGTAGTATCTGCCTCGGTCTTACGACCACTTAGAACCTTATAGCCAGAGACAAAGCCATCAATTGTGGCTACACCTGCGGTTTCTGTTCCATAGTAAATCCTATACTCGTCAAGTTCATTTGTACTGTTAACCCAACCTGTGTATGTCTCTATACCAACAGGAGAGAGGTTAAGCAGGTTTTGTAGGATTTGCTGGATATCAAATAGTGCACGGCCTTGCGCATTAGGCGTTTGGCGTACATCTGCCCATGTTGTAGTACCTAGGCGGTTGCGGATCTGTAAGACATACTTGTCCTGACCACCTGTAATCCCAGAGAGGGTAACTGGGTTAATCCCATATCCTAAATTGTATTCACCTGGTGTTTGTAATATTGTTGCCATCTCTTATTCTGTAATTTGATTTGCTAGAGCTTCAAGCAGTTGTTCAGTCAGCTCGTCATAGTCATAAAATGGTTGTGGGCGGAGACCAAATCGCCTGCTCTTAAATGTGTAGTAGGGAGGGTTAGAGGGCTGAGGTTCCACGCCAAATGGTACCCTATTGGTAAAGGGACCTTGCTCACCACGGACTCCGTAGTTTTGGTATTGGCCATAGTCTAACATTGAGAATGATAGTGTGGGTCCAGCCACTGTATACCTAAGTGAATTACGCAGAGCACCTGTATCAACAGGAACACGCAGCTTCATGCTATTAACGATTCGCTCACCCAGCATAACAAGGGTGTTAGGTGTACCCTCGATCTGCTGGCCTATGCCCTCAAGTTGTCTGCTAAATTCTTCTAAGGTCATTATGCTACAAGATATGATGTTACCTCTCCTAGAGCATCAGTTGTACCCCAGAATTGGAATGTATAAACAACCTCGTCACCAGTTAGGATTGAGCTAACAAAACCAGGTGTACCACTTCTCAGCGTACCAGGCGCAATTATTGTTCTAGTGGTTCCACTTGTATTTCGTACATGTACTTTTATATAGCGACCTGCTGCACGATTAGTGAAAGCAAAAGTTAGGTTAGTTGCAGCACTTAAGGTAATGTCATGCCACTGACCACTAGCGGTTGCCATATCAAAGGTTACTGTTGCTGCTTGTGCAACGGTGTTAACTGTAAACTGCGTAGGTGCAGGACCTGT